ATACCCGGTAATCCACAAGTCGCAAGCCTCTCCTTGCCACATATCAGACAGGCGTACTGGTGTAGCATCCACACCGGTATTTCCTTGAACAAGGTAAGATGCAGCGCCCCAAAAGCGAAACCCACGAATACCACCACATGACCAGGCCTGCTCAGACGTGCCGTCCTCCTTAAATCTGGAAAAAGTGATACCGACATTATCCCCTGTATGCCATATATTTGGCCCTCTCAAGGTTCCAACCGAGTATGACAGGATGTAAAACGGCTTGTCGCCACAGTAGTATCTTTTACCCCCAGTAAGCACGTAACCTTTATCAAATCCTGGATTTTCTATCCTGGCTTCATAAATATTAAATGTGCGCGATGCCTTGTACATATTATCAATAACTGGATCAATCAAATCGCCAGCTTGAAGACCGAAGTAACTAGAAGTTATTTCTTTCAAATCTTTCCGGCGGATGACCTGACCGTGATTATTAATAATCTGGCACCCGTTATCGTCCACATAACTATTATCATTGGTCAGGGAATGACAATACCAGGTGCCGCCGCCCATTCCCTGCCCCGACGTATGTTCTTTAAGGAAAATCTGTTTTCCGACCGCGTCAAATTTAATCATCCTCAGCCGGTTAATATCCGGGCACTGACCCACCATCGCCAGACCGTCAACGGCATTGAGGTTGTCACGGATTGCGGCATCAGAAGTATATGCCCAGGCCCCGGCACCGATACCGCCGGCATTGAAGGGCGTCGACGCCGCCGGAACGTCTTTAGGAAACCACCCTGTCCAGACAAGTCGGTAATTCCCGTAAAGAATTTCATCGCGTGGAGAATTAAGCGTCGCTCCCTCCTCAAAGGTTTTAACCGCCTCCACCTTTGATGAAATATCAGCATCGGTTTCATCAAGTCGCTCTTTCAGATAACGCGTGCGGTTTGCCAGTTTCTTTAACGGGCGGTTAGCCACGCCATCCTGACCGCCCGATACACGCTCAGTTCTGCCAATCAGTTCAATGCCGTCTTCCCATAATGGAGATTCGTTAATATCGGCCATATTTATCACCTGTAGCTGTTATTTCCATCATGGAAAACCATGCCGTTATAAAAAAGACTGTCATCCGGCTCGTATTCTTCCGGGTAAATACTGATTATGTCGCCGCCATAGAGTGCCGCTCCGGCGTGAATAAGCCCTGTAACATGCGTTGCAATAGTCAGTTGCGATATATGACGGCTCACGGGTTTTGTAACGCTAATCAGCCTGTTCAGCTCATCCAGATATTTGCTGCTCAGTCCGACGTCATTCACATTAATTTCAAGCCGGAATGTCCCCGCAGGGTCATTCACCTGCCACCACTCCGCCAGCGCCATTGAAAAACCCATATCCTCAATGACACGCCTTACTGCGGCTATGGTGCCCTTGCGCTGATGCATCCAGAATGCATTAGCGATAGCCTGACGTTTCTCGGCTTCTGTCCATACGTCATCCCAGCGGTCGACAGAAAACGCCCACGCCAGATACGGCAGAAATTTTACGGGGCATCGCCAGGGGTTCCACAAATCACGCAGCGGCACAGATAAATCGCTGATGACAGCACACGCTTCGGCGGCTCGCTGTTCCAGCACCGACGACCCGGTCGCCATCAACGAGTTACTCATCGGAGCCCCCGATCACGACGCTGGTTTCGGTGCAGTACGCGGCCTGGGTTTTATCGAGCACGACGTCGGCCAGCGGTTCGAGCAGTTCGACGCGCTGGACACCCTGTACATGCAGCGCGGCATAGATGGCAGATAGTCGAATATCCCGACCGAGGCGGCGTTGCTCGGTGATATAAGCGGTTAACTGCGCTTTTGCGGCGGCCAGAATCGGCTCGGTTGCCGGGCCGGGATAGACATACAGCACGGCATCAACCGCATAATTGACAATCTCGGCCGACACCACTGTCAGTCGGTCACCGACCGGGCGCACGCTCTCATCATTCAGTGCGGTGCTGACGGCCAGCAATAAATCATCCGAGGCCGTGCCGTCACCTTCCCGCGACAGTACCGCGATAGTGACCTCAGCCGGTGCCGGGCTGTTCGCCGAAGCATCCGCGACACGACCATCGGCGCTCAGGGCGTGAAACTCATAGGCTCCGGTTGGCCCGGCGACACTCATACCCTCAAAAGCGGCCGGTACGCGCTGACGCAAATCGCTGTCGGATTCCATGACCGCCGCCACCGGCGGGATTTGGGTATCGTCTTCGGGGGTAATGACCAGGCGCTCAACGTTATTATTTGCCGCGAGCTGGTCGAGGTCGTTTTTGATGGCATAGGCCACCATTCCGGCTTTTGCCGCCTCGTTGATGCGCTGGCGTAAAATCACCTCTCGATAGGCATTCTCTTCGAGATATTTCACCAGTGGCTCAGACTCCAGCGTTAATGTCCTGGCGACCGCTTCCTGCTCGTCTTCCGGGTACAGTGAAATCAGCGTCGCTTTGCGCTCGGTGAGGATGGCTTCAAAATCCAGCGTTTCCACCACATCAGGCGCGGGGAGCTGGCTCAGGTCGATAACTGCCATAGGTTCAACTCACAGGAATGGTTAAAGAAAGGCTCTCGCCGGTATCGGTGATTTGGCCTATCACGTCGACGACCATCTTCCCGTCAAACTGCCGCGCTGTGGTGATGCTGGTCAGCCTGACGCGCGGTTCCCACTTCAGAATCGCCATGTAGCACGCGGCCATAATTTGCAGCTCAAGCGCCGGGGTCTGAGGCTGGTCAATCATCTGCGACAACAGCGAACCGTATTCACGACGCATGACGCGAGAGCCGACGGGCGTGCGCAGAATATCCCCGATGCTCTGGCTGATATGGTCAACGTCTGAAATGCTTTCACCGGTCGTGCGGTTCATGCCGAGATAACGCGCTGTCATAGCGGTTCCCCCGTCTGTCCGCCGCTGTCGCCAGGGTGTCTATGGGTGTGGAGCACCTTGCCGTTAGAAGAGAATGAGCCGCCGCTGTGCTCGATATCACCGGACATCTTGCCGCCTTGCTTCACCTCCAGCGTGCCGGTCGTGAGCTTGTTGGTACAGACCACTTCCGGTGTATCGAGGGTGACGCGGGTCTCGGCTTTTACCAGCACCACCGGCACGCTGACGGCAACCGAATCGGATGCGGTCACATCGGCGGTTTTAATGCCGGTGACGGTCAGCGCGCCGGTTTCCGGCTCATAACTCATAACGGCACCGTCTGGAAACTCAACGTGCCAGGCATCCGCCGAGGCCGACGGCGCGGGGCTGTCGTCGGAATAAATCCCTGGCAGCACAAAGGCGGTATCGAGTTCGCCGCCCACGGCCAGAATCATCACCTGCTCACCAACAGAGGGAGCCCACCAGGTGCGCGAGCGTCCGGCCCGGTGCGTCAGCCACTGGAGCCAGTCGGTATAAATGCCGCCGGTCTGTACGCGACAGCGCCCGGCGTCGAGGTCAGTTTCGACGACGATGCCGGTGCGGATCATGTTGCGTATCGCGCGGGCGAGTTCCTGGATAGATGCGAGAGTATTCATAGGGGAAAGGATGCCGCCGGGGTGTTCCGGCGGCAATCTGCGGGCGTTTTGCCCTGGCTGGCACAACGTTAATCGGCGAGGTAGTCGATAATGATGCTTTCCACAAGTTGCCGGTCGTCTTCTGTAAAGCCCAAAAGTTGGCGTTGTGGATATTCAACTTCGGCGCTTTTGGGGGATGGTTTATCCTTGAGCCCGAGCTGATGCACGCGGGCGATGCGCTGCACTTTCCCGGTAAATTCCACCACCGCCGCGCTGTCGCCGCCGCTCGCTTTCATATAGCGGTTGGTTCGCAGCTTCGCAAACATCTCGCGTTTAATCCGGCCTTGCTTTGCCCTGACGGGCTGGCGCTTACGCGGGGCAAAGGGCGAACCGTCCGGCGCTTTCTGCGATTTAATGCGCTGTTGTTGCCGCTGGCGCAGTTTCTTCGCAATGTCGGCAGTCATCCGACGCCGCCCGGCAGGAGAAAGAGCCGCTATCAACCCGGCGAGCTTGTCCTCAAAGGGTTTGAAGTCATTCATCCCATTTACTCACCAGTTCTCCATCGCTCCACATCTCGACAGGGCGTGTCACCGGCTCCGGCGGTGGCGGCTCCGGGATGTTCTCAACGTACATTGCTCCGTCGGCCTCTTTGACAAGGGTGCGCTCGGTCAGCAACAGGCTGATGCTGACATCGAGGCTGCTGTCGTTGTTAATGTCAGCGTACCAGGCAAAGCCTTTTTTTCTCCCCTCGTCGGTTGTCATGATGTCCGGCTGATTGACGCGCAGCCAGGCCATAATCGGCGCAAACAACAAGTCAATATCGTCGGTAAAATCAGTGACCACGATGTTAAGCGTGTACCGCTTTTCAAACGACAGGGAGCGCGCCAGCGTCGCCGTATTGTTGCCATCGTCCAGGCGGAGGCAAAGCATATCGGGGTTGGTACGCAGTACCGGCACCGCATCAGTTAAGGCTTTTCGCAGACTGTTGGGCTTTTGCATCGATTTCATCCTGACATTGTTTCACCGTATCAACCTGAATTGCGCAACTCTGTAGAGCGCTTTCGAGCTGACGTATATCCGCACTCAAGTCGCCATTAGTCCGTGGGTCGCTGCCCGGCATCGGGCAGGGGCTGACCTTCGGGCAGGCGTTGTAAACAATCACCGGCGGCGGCGTTGGTGCAGGCGGCGCGCTGGTGCAACCGGCGCACAGCATCAGGTAAATCAGCGCGATACCAGCGGCGAAACGCGTCATTTTCATTGAGTAACCTCGTGATGGTTTGTTCACGCCTGAAAGCCAGCAGGTTAGCCGCCGTGAGCTTGTCCCTCATAGCGACCTGCGCCAGCTCTTTACGCTGGGACTGCTCTGAGGCAACGTTGAGCTGATTTTTCAGCATGGTGATCGTGGTTTTCTGCGTACCGGCGACCCGGTTCGCACGTTCAAGTGAGGCCCGCAAATTGCTGTTATCGTGTCGCATCCACAGCAGACCCGCGCAGGCCAGCGCCAGCATGATAATGACTATTTTCATGCTGATACGCCTCCGGCCTTACGCCACACTGCGACCAGCTTGTCGAGGCTGTGCTCGCGCTGACCGTACCCGGCCCCCGGCAATGAAGCCCAGATATTGCGACAGCGGGAGATCGCGCGCTCGATGCGCCCCTGCTGCAAATCTTCCAGCGCGCCGCGCTCGCGAATCAGCTGAATGGCGAGCCTGTCCTGCGATAGCGGGCTGAAATCCGGCAAAGCGAGCTGCTTTTTGTAATGCGGCCAGAACAGGTAAAGCTGCTGGTAACGCCCGGATGCCGTGGATTTTTCCCCGCGACGATTGAAGACCTTCGCCGGGCGCCCACCGGCAAACGGGTGATCGCGATAGTCGGTAAAAATCTCCGGCTTACCATCGATACCGGTGACGATGACGTCGTACCCGTTGTTTTTCGTCAGCGGGTGCGTCGCCGTACCCTCTGAAAACGCCAGCGTGTCGAGAAATGCCGCGACGTTGGGGTGTGTTTTAATGACCGCCATCGCTTTCCCCTTTTTTAATCCTGCGCTGAATCGCAATCTCCACCGCCTGATAACCGGCGATACCCAGCATCGAGCCAAATCCGCATACGGCGGCGGGCGGCAGGTCGGGAAACTGCACCAGCGCCACCCCGGCCACCATCGAGACAAAGCCACCCAGCAGCATACGGCCAATAAAAAGCCGGGCGGTGATGGGCTCGCCACCGGCCAGCACTTTCCCGACAACAATCAGCACGCCGATCAAAAACAGTGACAGGACGCTTTTTTCACCTTCCGTCATGTGTTTACTCCCACAGATTAATTGTTTCAGTTACGGGGGATGACTGGACGTCGGGCAGTTCGACCACCGTGCCATGTGGCAGCACTGCGCCTAGTTCGGCCAGCCCCGGATTTGCGGCGAGCACCGACTCGAATACTCCCTCAGTGCGCCCGTAATACCGGGCGCAAATCATGTCGAGCGTGTCGCCCTGTTTCGCGATGGCCTGCATCAGATTTGGCTCACGATGCAGCGGGGTTTGTCCTGGACGCGTGATACCGCCCAGCGCATGTCCCGCCATAACTCGTCGACAGTGGTGTCGATGCTGTCGGCTTTTTTGTCGCCTTTGGCGCTGGCATCTACACCGCGATAACGCTCGTAGAGCGTGGCGGTTGCCATTGAGGTGACGGCGCGCAGGTAATAGAAAACGCGCACGCTCTCGCCGTCGAGATCGTCAGCCGGCACGTCGGCCAGCTTGCTAAAACCTCCGGCAATCTGCTGTTCCCGCCACAAAAACAGCTCGGCATTGGTTTCGGCGATGCCGGTTTTGATGGCCTCACGCAGCCGGGCCGGGGCGACGGTCTGCTCAAGGCGCATCCCTTCCCGCACGCGCTTCGGGTCGATGTCAGGAAAGAAAAACGTATTTTTTATCACCGGCTCATCGCTGGCAGGCGGTGGGATGACCACCACGCCACGCGGCTGCGGCTCATCGTTCTTTTTAATAATCAGCGTCGTCATGACTACCTCTGAATAGGTGGGCGGTGGACGCCGGTCTCAGGTCGGGTAAATCACCCTCATCGACCGGCGTGCCGCCCTGGCGCGGGGCGCATTCTGTTAACCGGGGTTCTTTTTCGGTCGGCCACGTTTAGCCGGTGCCGTGGCTTTCACGGCGCGCGGCGCTCTTACCGGGGCTTTAACGACCGTTGCCGGTTTGGGCTTCAGCTCACGCTCAAGCCGTTCAATGTCTTTTTTTACGCCTGCCTGACAATCAAGCTGCATCGCGCGTTTGAGGTGGGCCAGCGCGTCGGCGGGCTGTTTGTTGTCCCGTAACACCTGGCCGGTGATTTTGTGCAGCTTTGCGCGCACTTCATCAGGCATATCTGCGGCGGCGGTCAGCGCCAGCGTGTCGAGCAACTGGCTGATGACGACCGGTTCACCGGCGGCATGGGCGCGCATGGCGGCGAGTGCCACCTCTTCGGTAAACATGTACTGCGGCGGGCGTCGGTGTTTGCCTGGCATGGTCAGACCGTACTTAAAGGCGTAGCGGGCAATATCCATCGCGCCGCTGATATCGCCGACATCAAGACGCCACAGCATGACGGTCATCACGATGTCATCCTGCGCACCTTTTCCCTGTTCCAGCACGCCACTGACCCACGGCAGATAGAACGGCAGCAGCTCGCGCTTTTTCGTGGCTTTCAGCTCTTTACCAAAGATGGCTTTTAACGTGCGTTGGTCTGCGGCCAGCTTAACCAGCATCTGCTCGTAGGCAGTGGCATGCCGCAGCGGGTTGTTTTCCCGCTGCGCGGTTTCAATGGCCGAGACCCGCATCATGTGACGCTGTGCGGGGCTCGTCATCGGTTAGCCCTCCGGTTGCGCGGCAGAGAAATCGCCCAGCTTGATATTTTCGATGAAGCACCCGGCGGCGTAGGTTTCGACCACGTAATCGATGTTCATCGACTCGTAGTTTTCCACCTGGTCGAGTTTCGGGTTTTCGATGATGGAGCGGCGGTGACTTTCATCCATGAAATAGATGGACAGGTTATCGAGACGCGTCACCATAATCGCGTTCGCCGGGAAGTACGGCACACGCACAGCGGGCAGGTTGCCGATGCGTTTCTGGCTGATAATGATGTCAGCCGCGAGCGCTTCGCTGTTGGGCTGGTCTTTGTTGACGATCGGGAAATATTTGTCAGCCAGCAGCTTACGACCCACAATCGCGACGAGCTCCGAATCTTCCTGATAAATTTCGTCAATCAGGTTGTCGGTGGCATCCATAACCAGCGCATCGAGGTTAACGTAATCGCCGTTTTTACCCACGCGGATCACAGCGGAAACGACGTTTCCTTCCTCGTCGACAATTTTGCTCATCACGCGGGTCGGCGCTTCATTACGGTATTTCTGCAGCCAGCCGACGGCGACGTCCTGCAACATCGGATGAGTGGCGCGGTCAGAGGTTTCGGCGCGCTCAACGCCGTTGAAACCGGCCATGATGAAATCGAGCGCCTGCCGCTGGATGATGGCATCGCGAATACGGCGCTGGAAGTCCTGGAAGCGCGCCCACAAATCCAGCTTTTTATATTTGAAGTGGAAGTCAAAGTTGACCTGATCACATTCGTATTTTTTGGACTCCAGCGCGGTAAAGTCGGCGGTTTTACGCTCCTGGCCGCTGTTGGTGTCCGTGGTGCTGGCGATGGTGCCATTGACGCCGACGCCAATTTTTTCACCCTTCAGCTCATCTACCGGCACGATATTAATTTTCTGCAAAAAGGCCGAGGACATCTGCACGGTGTTCATCATGGTTTGGGTGACGGACGGCTCGACGGAGAATTTTTTACTTACATCGTCCGTGTCGATGCCGTTCAGCTCGGCAACGCGGGACAGGTAGGCATTGAATTTAAAACGGGTTTCCTGACGCATAGTCTTTCCTGTTTGGTTAAATCGGGTTGTCTGACCGGGCAAGCCTGTCGCCCGGCGATAAATTCACGACCGTTTAGCAGTCGGTAAGCAGCTCATCGCCACCGCCACCGGTGGAGAGCTTGCGGCGTGGCTGCGTGGTGCTTTCGGTGTTATCCAGCGACGTTTTTAACTTGCTGAATGCCTGGCTGGTCTGGTCAGCCTTCGTGGTGACGTCCTTTTTCAGGGTCGCAAAGGCATTTTCCAGCGTGGCAAGACGCTGTTCAGTGGCAGTGAGGTTTTCCTGCACATGTTCACTGACGGTCGTCACGGCTTCATGCACATCCTGAAAACGGGCGTCATCGCCGGCCTGTTTGCGGCTGAAGATCGCTTTCACTTTGTCGCTCAGGGCGGTAAAGACATTTTCCGCCTGGTCTTCAAACTCCAGCTCGGCGAGAGTGGCGACGGAAATCAGGTTGCCCGGCTCGGCTTTGAAGCGGTTGAGGGGGTTAAATTTGGCACCCCGGCAAAATTCGAGGTATTCGGTGCCGAGGCTGGCCGGGTCATCGGTCACGGCGAGGCCGACCAGGTAGCATTTACCGCTATTGGCGAAATTCGGCTGAATTTCCATTGAGGTGTAGACCTTCTGCAATTTTTTATTCATTGCGATCAGGTCATCGGTCGGGGTGATTTTGGCGAACAGCGCCAGCTTGCCTTTCAGTACCGAATCGTCGTCAATCTTTTCAGACTTCAGCTCAACCACATCGCCGTAACGGCTGAACGGGCCATCCGGCAGGATGCCTTTCAGGTGTTCGAGGTTAATGCGGCAACCATAGACGCGGGGGTCAAAGGTCTCTGCCATTTCCTGAATATCCGTCGCGCTGATAACGCGGCCGTCACAGGTATCGCCTTCGACGCCGATGCGAAACCATTTTGAAACTTTTTTTGCCATTGTCAGGAGTCCTGATATCGGGTTAACGGGTCGGGGTTAGTTTCCCGACCTCGCCGCCCACCCGCTATCAATCCCGGATGGCTTATCCCTCACACAACAGCACCTTAGCGATTCGCATCACCCGTTTCTTTAGCCTTGCCCTGTATCAATCACGGCGAGGCATCCATGACCATCACCACCGACACCACTTTATTAAACGACCCGCGACGCCAGGCGGCTTTGTTGTACTGGCAGGGGTTTTCCGTGCCGCAGATTGCCGAAATGTTGCAGACCAAACGCCCGACGGTGCAGAGCTGGAAACAGCGCGACCAGTGGGAGGAAACCGCACCGCTGAACCGGGTCGAAAGCACCTTAGAGGCCCGGCTGATTCAGATCTACGCAAAGCCCAACCTGACACCCCACGATTTCAAGGTGGCTGATTTTCTGGCCCGACAGATGGAGCGCTTTGCGCGCATTAATCGCTATGGCCAGACCGGAAATGAGGTTGACCTTAATCCCAATGTGGCCAACCGCAACAAAGGCGACCGCAAAAAGCCGACAAAGAACTTTTTCAGCGACGAGGCTATCGAGAAACTGGAAGAGATTTTTTTCGCGGAGTCTTTCGAGTATCAGCTCCGCTGGCACCGCGCCGGGCTTGAGCACCGTATTCGCGACATTCTGAAATCGCGCCAGATTGGGGCGACGTTCTACTTTTCCCGCGAGGCGCTGCTGCATGCGCTGAAAACCGGCCATAACCAGATTTTCCTGTCAGCGAGTAAGACGCAGGCGTATGTATTCCGCGAGTACATCATTCAGTTTGCCCGCCGGGTCGATGTCGACCTGACCGGCGACCCGATTGTCATAGGCAACAACGGCGCAAAGCTGATTTTTCTCGGCACCAACTCCAACACCGCGCAGAGCCACAACGGCGACCTGTATGTCGACGAAATTTTCTGGATCCCCAACTTCCAGAAACTACGCAAAGTGTCGTCGGGCATGGCCTCACAAAGCCACCTGCGCAGCACCTACTTTTCGACACCTTCCACCCTGGCACACGGCGCTTACCCGTTCTGGTCGGGGGAATTATTCAACCGGGGCCGCGCCAGCGCCAGCGAGCGGGTTGATATCGATATCAGTCATGACGCGCTCGCCGCTGGCGTGGCGTGTCCTGACGGTCAGTGGCGGCAGATTGTCACCATTGAGGATGCGCTCGCCGGGGGCTGTACGCTGTTCAATCTGGAGCAACTCAAGCGCGAAAACAGCGTCGACGACTTCCGCAATCTGTTTATGTGCGAGTTCGTTGACGACAAGGCGTCGGTGTTCCCGTTCGAGGATTTGCAACGCTGCATGGTCGACAGTCTGGAAGAGTGGGAAGACTTTGCGCCGTTCGCCGACAACCCGTTCGGCTCCCGCCCGGTCTGGGTGGGATACGACCCTTCGCACAGCGGCGACAGCGCCGGGTGTGTGGTGCTCGCACCGCCGGTTGTCGCCGGTGGCAAGTTTCGCATTCTGGAGCGCCATCAGTGGAAAGGCATGGACTTCGCTACACAGGCCGAATCCATCCGCCAGCTCACCGAAAAATACAACGTCGAGTACATCGGTATCGATGCGACCGGCCTCGGTATTGGCGTCTTCCAGCTGGTTCGCTCGTTTTATCCCGCCGCCCGCGATATCCGCTACACGCCGGAAATGAAAACCGCAATGGTGCTGAAAGCAAAAGACGTTATCCGCCGTGGCTGTCTCGAATATGACGTCAGCGCCACCGACATCACCACCTCGTTTATGGCAATCCGTAAGACCATGACCAGCAGCGGGCGCAGCGCTACCTATGAGGCCAGCCGCACCGAGGAAGCCAGTCACGCGGACGTCGCCTGGGCGACCATGCACGCGCTGTTAAACGAACCGCTAACCGCTGGCAGCGGCCAGGTAACATCATCCATTCTGGAGTTCAACTGATGAGTAAATACAAAGGCCGCAAGCCACAGCCACAAAAGCGCCCGCGCAACATGAAAGACAGCGCGCCCCAAAAAATGGAGGCGTTTACCTTTGGTGAACCGAGCGCCGTGCTCGACCGACGCGATATTCTGGATTACGTGGAATGCGTCAATAATGGCCGCTGGTTCGAACCGCCGGTCAGCTTTAACGGGCTGGCGAAAAGCCTGCGCGCCGCCGTTCACCACAGCTCGCCGATTTACGTTAAGCGCAACATTCTGGCCTCAACGTTTATTCCGCACCCGCTACTGTCACAACAGGACTTCAGCCGCTTCGCGCTTGATTTTCTGGTGTTTGGCAACGCGTTTTTAGAGCTCCGAAAGAGTGTCACCGGTCGCCCGCTGAAGCTGGAAGCGTCACCGGCTAAATACACGCGGCGTGGTATTGAAGATGATGTCTACTGGTGGGTGCCGTCATTTGACCAGCCGCACCCGTTCGCGCCGGGATCCGTATTCCACCTGCTGGAGCCAGACATCAACCAGGAGCTGTACGGCATGCCGGAATATCTCAGCGCGCTAAACTCCGCCTGGCTGAATGAAGCGGCGACGCTGTTCCGTCGCAAGTATTACCAGAACGGGGCGCATGCGGGTTACATCATGTATGTGACGGACGCCGCGCAAAGCGGTACCGATGTTGAGGCGTTGCGCGATGCGATGCGCAGTTCGAAGGGGCTCGGCAACTTCAAAAATCTGTTTTTCTACGCACCGCACGGAAAACCAGACGGCATTAAAATTGTGCCGCTCAGTGAGGTGGCAACGAAAGACGATTTCTTCAATATCAAAAAAGTCAGCGCCGCCGACCTGCTCGACGCTCACCGCATCCCGTTCCAGCTGATGGGCGGCAAGCCAGAAAACGTCGGTTCGCTCGGCGATATCGAGAAGGTGGCAAAGGTGTTTGTCCGTAACGAGCTCATCCCGCTACAAGACCGGATGCGCGAGGTCAACGCTTGGGCCGGTCAGGAGGTGATCCGGTTCAAAAGTTACACCCTCGACACCGAAAGTGACTGATTTCCGCCGCCTCCGGGCGGCTTTTTCTTACTCCCACGCCTGACCGCCTCAGAAGCCCGCCACGCCCTCAAACACCCCCGCACCACCAACCACACCCTCGCGAACCTGCGCGGCACAGCGACGCGCTCAGGCTGCGAAAATAAATGCGCAAAAGTACGCTGGCGCGCAGTGCTTTCCCCGCCACGCCTGCCCGCTTCGTGGGTCGATTTTAATGCAGGTGCATTTACCCTGCTGTGCTTACTGGTTGCCCATCTTGGACTGTGAACAGACAACTTTTTTTTGCATGCATTTTGATGCAGAATTACTCATGCTGATTTAATTTTTAGTTACATTCTAGAGCTACACGCAGCCACTGACCCCAACATGTCGGCAACAGTGGGAAAAGGGATAAATTATGGTTTCGTCAAACGTTAAAATCACAGCTTTTCCAGCCAAAAGATTTTTTGTGGAAATGCTAACTCGAGACATTGAGTTGTCTGACTCTATATTGGATTTATTAGATAACTGTTTGGACGGGGTATTACGGAAGAACAATTTCACACCCGAACAGACCTTTGGTAAATCAGACGTATACAATGGTTACCATGCGCACATTGAGTTTGACGAAAACAGCTTCAAGATAGTTGATAACTGTGGTGGCATTCCAGGAGAGCTTGCGGAGAACTATGCATTTAGATTAGGCAGACCTTCGGAAAGGGAAGCTGAAGATCTTCCTACCATTGGTGTATATGGTATTGGTATGAAACGTGCCATATTTAAGATGGGAACATCAGCTCAAATTAAAAGCAAGACAGATACGGAACAATTCTCTGTTAATATATCACCTGAGTGGATGACTGATGACAATAATTGGTCATTAGATCTTGAGAGAAGTGATGTAGATTTAAGTGAAACAGGTGTCAGTATTGCCATAAATGATCTAAGAAATGACATCAAGGCATCATTATCAAAAGACCGCGATTTTGAAAGCGATTTAATAAACATTATTGCTAATCACTACAGCTTAATAATCAAGAAAGGTTTTGAGGTTAAGATTAATGGGAAGGTTGTAAAGCCAAATAGCACAACTCTTATTTTTGACGAGAGTTCTATTAAGGACAATACGGATGGCATAGCCCCATATATATATAAAAACGAATCTAATGGCGTTTCAATAAAGGTAGCTGTTGGTTTTTATCGTAATTTGCCAAGTGATGAGGAAGAAGAACAATTATTATCAGGTCGTTCAACTACAGAAAAAGCAGGGTGGACTATCATCTGTAATGACCGTGTCGTTCTTCATGCCGATAAATCAAAATTGACTGGATGGGGAGAGGCTGGTGTTCCTCAATATCACACCCAATTTATTGGTATTTCAGGTGTTGTGATATTTACATCCTCAAAAGCTGAACTATTACCTATAACGACAACTAAACGTGGTGTTGATGGTAATTCAGAACTATATCTTTCCACAAAAGACTTCATGAGAGAGGGACTCAAGTTCTTTACTGATTTTACCTATAAATGGAAAGCTAATAACGAAGAAAGAAAGCAGCTTATAAGCACTGCTTCGAATATGGTATCTACGACTGAAACTGATTTCGCAAAATCAATTCCACAGGAAAAATGGTCGACAGTACGGCGTTCTATCGGTGGTCAAGTTTTTAAACCAAAACTTCCGATGCCACGGGAAACCGATCCTTTACGTCAGATAAAGTTTAGCCGTCGACTTAGTGAAATAAAATTAGTTTCAGAATTCATCTTTGATGATGCGACTCAACCACCAACTGAAGTTGGTCAATATTGTTTTGATGAATATTTAAAAAAGGCTAAACAATGAGCACCGGTGGAAGTATCCCATATCATTTAAGGCAAAATAAGGCCATTGAAAGGAACCTGTTTATAGAGTCCTTGAGAAGATTGAATAATTACACCAATATATCCGAGTATGAATATATTGGTTTCGGAGGACCATTCCTTGAAGATTTTAAACAGGTTCATAATCTTTTAAAAGTGAATAAGATGATATCTATTGAAGGTGATGAAAATGTATTTCGCCGTCAACAGTTTAATAAACCACTATCATGCATAGATCTAGGAGAAGAACCTGAAATGAGTGGTGATTTCATCAATCGCTATAATTTTGATGAAAAAACCATAATTTGGCTAGATTATGCAATGCCTTCCGAACTCAATGCTCAGTTGAATGAAATTGTTAATTTAATTACTAAGTTAAAACCAAAAGATATTTTTAAAGTCACATTGAACGCACATCCTGAAACATTAGGCAAAGATCCGGGTGAGCGAGATCCAAGACCCTATAGATATAGAAAGATAAATGAAATTTTAACTGAAAGCTTTATGCCAGTTGACACTACCGAAGAAGATGTCGGATTTAAAAAATACCCTACATTACTGATTAATGCATTGAAGCGGGCTGTCGGGAATGGTTTAAAAGGGCGTAACGATATAAGAATTCACCCTTTGACATCTTTCGTATATAAAGATGGACAACAAATGGTCACTTTAACGGCAATCGTTTTAGATAATACAGACGAAGAGGAAGCTAAATTTATTGATTCCTCGAGAATAAGAAATTGGCCATTTTATGCTGGGGAATGGCGAAAACCAAAAGATATTAACGTTCCTGCAATGTCCTTAAAAGAAAGGATTCATATTGAATCGTTATTGCCTGAAGCTACAGTTGAGAATATTCATGAAGAATTAGGCTTCTATATTGGTTCCAGTACAGCTGGAGCCAATATAGACCTTAATAACTTTATCGAATACTACAAGGTAGTACCATGGTATTCGAAAGTTCTTTTTTAACACTTAAGCAATAATTATAGATAGGTAATAGCATAGCCTCAGAAACTAATGGACTAACGCTATTACCTATTTGTCTAAAACTATGCCATTTAGTAGGATGGAATCGAAACCAATCGGGAAAACCTTGCAACCTAGCAGCTTCCCGGGGTGCAATGACACGTGCTTGCGTCGGGTGAATTGGCCTGACAGCTTGATAACTTCCTTTGTCACTACCTGTTCCGGCCCTCAATGTAGGGCAAAAACCATTAGGATCAAGTCGCTGAGATCTTGAAATCTTATCTGTTTCACCAAAAGAAAGACTGCCATATCTCTTTATTATTTCGTCTGAGTGGACTGTGCCCAAGAATCCTGATACCAGACCATTCTCTAGTTTTTTTAAAGATTCGGCATCTCCAACTCTGTCAGGGATATGCCCCCAAAGCCTATCATAGAAATATCCTTTTCTATCCATTTTCACTTTTCGCCAACCTTGTGATTCTTCTTGCCATTCTTTTTTAATTATTCGCGGCAAGCCGTATAAGGCGTCTTTAATAAAAGTTTGCTCAATAATATTTTTTGGGAAGAAATCAGACTCCTTTAACTGGCTTGAATAATCCTTTCTAAAACCAATAAAGAATATACGAGTCCTAGTTGTCGGCGCACCATAATTTGAAGCGTTAACTTTAATCGGATGCAATAAAGTGTAGCGATCACTAACTAATGAAAATGCTTTTTCTCTTACAGAATTATATTTCTCATTCATAATTCCCGGAACATTTTCAGCCAAAAAACAAATTGGAGACAATTCACTCACTAGTCGAAAGAAATGTACATACAACTCATTTCTTGTATCATCAGCATTACCTTTACCTATAGAACTAAATCCTTGGCATGGTGGGCCGCCCACAACGCAATCTATTTCTTTGACATTACATCCAGATAAAATATCTTGAGCAGTAAGTTTACTAACATCCTTATGGAGATGCGCAGACTCAGGGAAATTTAATTTGTGAGAAAAAATAGCATGCTTATCTATTTCAACGGCCCCAGCTAAATTAAAGCCCGCACGCGTTGCCCCCAAGCTTAAACCTCCTACCCCTGAGTATAAATCAACCACATTCATATTTAGATAACCATGCCCAACAGTTCATTTAATGATCCTGTATTATACCACCACTTCTTCTTTTTACTATAGAACTCATTTTCTTTTACCATTTTCTTGATATAACAGACAAACGTCTTGTCGATGAATGTGAGTTCACAGGGCTCTCATTTTGCTTACATTATCGCCAGCTCTCATCTTCCCAAACTTCCTGAAGGATAACGTCCAACGCTTCTCGGTCTGACCCCTGGTCGAACCCAACCAGTCCCATTCCTGTCATTGACCCTTTTTTACCGTCACTCTCGTTGATGGGAAAATTGATTGTACGCGTCGGGTCAACTCGCACTGCAAAGCATCGACAACTTGCTGCCCGATTTTTTGATCTTTATCCAACGTGATGTTAACCCTCACTTAGCCCCTTTTTTTAATCTTTGTTCAACAGGAGCGGGAGCGAAAAAAAATGAAAAAGATTTGTTTTTCATCAAGTTACCTCTCGCAATTTCCGCAATTAAATTCAAAGCAATTTCACGATCTCTTTCCTGACAAACGCCCTCTGTCGTCAGACGCGCAATCATCTCGACCCGTTCAATCATGACTTGCTCGTTTAACTCTCTATCCACACAACCTCCAATACGGAATACTGTATAAATACACAGTATCACGTATCGATAAAAAGATGAAAGAAAAAGTTACGCTACAAAAGCACGTATGTGCATGATATGGATATGAATTAGTTACAGTCTCAACTTAGTAACTGACGCTAACCCCGTGACTCGATTTAGGATTTGTCTGACCTGCGCTCGGTGTGACGGTGCTGCCGGGAAAATTTCACCAGTTGATGAACCACGGCACCATTTGCCGTTTATGCAACTTTTGCCACCGGCCATCAGGTGCAGGGCCTCACCTCGGCTAATGGTTTCGCCGGTAGTGAGCTGAATCTCGTCTATTGTTCTGTCAATGGCTGCAATTTGTTTATCCGTTCCGTGGATAAAATCACGCCTGGTGACCCGTTTTTTGTCCCTGAGTCTGGCTGTTAGCTTCCGCCTTTCACTTCGACTCAACGGTTTGGATAAATCCAGCTCCAGCGGATCGCTTTCGCTTCCCGTACAGTTATTGACAGAACTCCGAGAGGGCGCAGGAGCGCCCTTAACGTCAACGACCAAATCAACGGCACGCTTCGGCACAATTTTCCACTGCGTTAGCCGGGTTAAAATCGGGGTGTCTACGCCTACGGCGGAATCGTATACGCCACGGACGCAGACGGTTTCCTCACCATACTGGTTAAACTCGGCGCGCGGTTCATACAGCGTGCGCACCTGCAAATCATCACGACGCACAAACGGGCCACCTTGCGCATTAACATAACCAGCCCAATCACCGGCGTCGGCGGCATCATGAACGACGGCAAACTCGACGCTCAGGCCGTGCGCGGTCTCGGTATCAGCAAGACGACGTAACTCACGGTAGACTGTTACCGGCGCGCCACCGATAAACTGAAACTGACGAATATGCCAGCGCGAGGCCCAGGCAGAAACGGCAGGCGCGGTCTCTTTCAACAGTTCGCCGCTTTCGTCGTCGAGCTCGCCATCAAGTGCATAACCGTCAATATTTTTGGAAATGTATTTAGCAACATAGCCGGTAGCGCTGCCCTTTTCCGGATCGATGGCCTCGGCATGAAAGCGTGCTTTTTTAGCTTTATCGCTTCTCAGTTCGTGGCGGTCTTCCTCCCACGCATAATCACGGATGATGTGACGCACGCGCTCTACATCTTCCGGCAGCATGAACATAAGCATGTGCCAGTGCGGGGTTCCATCGTGGTGCGGTTCTGCTACGCGGATCCCGAAAATACGAATATCTTCACGGTGCAGCTTCGCGCGGATACGCGCCCATAAGCCAGTAAGATAGCTTTGTGTATCTGCCGGGCTGGCTCCGTTCCATTTGCTATTACGGTAGCCCGCTTTGGTGGTGGCGTGGTATTTAGACGGCGCGGTCAGGGTGTAAAACTCCCCGACATAACCGAGTTCATTGCAGATATTTTCAAACCCACGGATGCGGGTCATCAGCTCGCAGCGGCGTATCGCAGGGTTAGCGACCGAGCCGTCATATTTTTCTATCAGGCTGATGCGGTTGCCGTCTTCGTCTTCGAGATCCAGCCCTTTGAGAAACTCACGCGTGCGGCGCTTCTGCTCGCGCCAGTCGGTCACGCAGTTTTTACTCGCGTAGGCGTGCTTTTTCTTGCTGACGTTGCCGACTGCAATTTGTAAATGTTCGCGCCATGCCGACGCCACACGACGCAGACGATTACGCCACCATGACTCAGTAAACATACGGATTACTGCGGGGGCGATATCATCTTTGTTGAAGTATTTATTTGCCACGCGCTCCCAATGGGGAGGGGTGACATTAAATTGCAGAGAAATAAAACCAGCGTGCATGTACCAGGTGTACAGCGTTTTGAGCTCACCAAAACCTGAGTCATCAATATTTGCCAGTTCAGAACGAATGAAATTAGCGATGTCACCGGCCAGCAAGTCAACATCGGCGCGCGACATATCCGGGAGGCGGTTATATCTGGCGACCATATTGACCATGCGGGACGCCAGATATTGCATAAGCCGGGTATCAAAATGACCACCAAAAACGGCGGCTGATACGTTGCTATTGATACCCGCGCACTCATATTTTTTTGCGACCAGTTCAAGACGTGGCAATGCCTTTTTGCAGAAGCTAATCAAAAAAGCATTGGCTCGTTGACTGCCCTGATTTTGCTCCAGCACCGTAGCGGTGCGATAAACATCAAAACGCACGCACTCGGGCTGGAGAGAAAGCACTTTTCTCGCATGCAGTAAAGCCGCGAACATGCGGTCGCGGCGATACTGTTGCTCATAGGTAAGATATGGGCTGGCTATTGCCGACCGTGGAGCATTCCACAGATAAGCGTAAGAAATCCCCACGCTCACCCCTTCACTGGAACGGACTGGTCATATTCCCAGACACCATCTGGGGAAACTAAAGCGCCCCGTGACATACCTGTTTGAGGGTCACGGAAAACCGCCAGCCCAATAGGGTGTAGAATTTCTTTATTAATACGGATGATAAGACCGCGTTCGCTTAATTCATTCCACGATATCCAGTCACAACCTCCAATTTTTTCGCTTTGTTCCATGACGTTAAATGCATCGCCACATAGTGCGCCGATGCGCTTAATCTCTGCGGCCATTTCCTCAATTGAGGTGATGGTCGACTGCTGGAGGTGATGATGAATCAGCCCGGAAATAAGCTGATTAATCTTCGGGTAATAGCCGATGGTGTCGAGCCATTCCTCGCCAGATTTTTTACCAGACTTAACGACTTTCTTCTCATTCAGGATGAATTGATACTGGTCGCTGGTAATAACCCACTTGTCGCCAATTTCTATACGGATGCTCATAACCCCACCTTCACTTTGCGTAATTCATCATTAGCAAGAAGCATCAGTTTCACGGCTTTTTGTTTCGTTTTCTCCAGTTTAAGGGCAACTTTGTTAGCTTCCGATGCAACAAAAGTTAGGGCGGACTCATACGTTTTGAAAAAGGCATAATGTTCATCCAAAAATATAGAGCCTTTTTCTTGTGCATAACTTACACGCAGGCGGTAACCTTTCTGCGTTCTCTTTATTACCTCATACTCATCAATAACAGGTAAGTATCCCTTTAATTCAGAAGGGACGTAATTAGGTGTGCATGGGCGTTTACTGGTAACAAATATTTTATTTTTCATACAGCACCTCCGTTATAGTGTTTACCTTTAAGCTCTGCGATTTCCTTACAGATAACGCATAGCGCAACGCCCTGGATGGCAATACGGCGTTCCTCCGGGATTGGTGCTTCACATTCTTCGCAGGTAAAACGAGAAGGCGCAGTGATATGGCTGCGCGCATTGTTGATAAGGCGCTCGCGTTCTGCCTGCTCGCGCTGTTGTGCGATATCCATTGCGTCGGCCATTAGTGCAGCTCCTGAGACTCGTTTTCGTAGCGAGTGGCTTCGCGGCGCAGCAGTTCAGCGGCTTCTTTACCGCTCATATCTTTGTTAGCGATATGGGTTGCCAGCGCCTCAAGGCGGATAGAAACAGCGAGAGCGCGACCTTTGCGCTCTTCACGTTTTGCAATACCGATAACCTCAAGAAGCAGGTCGGTATTTTCTTTAGGTTCTAAAGTTTGTTTGTGCATTCTTGATCTCCTGATTTTGGGCAATAAGAGTCCTGGCGGGTTTACGCCATTAATTACGGGTTTATTTATTTAGCTAAAAAGCATTCATGGATTGAAATATGCCGGGGCAAAATCCCACCCCAGCGGGAAATTTTATTCATTGACGCAATAATCAGCTTGCGGCGATCCATATCAAAATACTCATATGGCTTACCGACTTCATCAGAGCGAAACGCGCCCGGATTATTTCGGTTGGCAAGCGTTAAAACCACAAACTTAAAATCTTCATCAAGCTTATTGAAATTACGCAGCGCCTTATTTTCTGTTGCTTTAAGTTTTTGATGAAACCGTGCGAAACACTCTTCGCCGGTCATGGTCTTCGGTTGCTCAGTAGAACAATCAGCATTGCTAAAAAGCTTGCTCGCCTGGGTGTCATGAGCTGAAATTCTTTCGTTCATTTTGCCCCCATTAATGCATTTAAAAGCCGCTTAACCGCAGAGACTTTTTTTGCTGTTAAGCCGTTCAACAATTCGGACTGAGAGCAGCAAGGGTGCCAGCGCTGGCCGTCGCTACCCATTATCCAGCCGTGCCCGTAGTGCATGGATGGGCTACGTTTTTTTAGCAGAGACGCGAATGACGGTTCATTAGTCAACATAAGCACCTCAAATTAAACCGAATGACGCGCCGATGCCGCTGACGGTATCAACGACAGTCGTCATTGCCGGGTTAGCCTGGATCCTGGCCTGTAACGCCATTGCCGACAGGGACAGCATTCGAATACCCGCGTTTACGCTCGCAATCATGTTTTGCTTACGGGCAGGGGTTAGGCGGTCACCTGAAACAGCACCGCTCGCCAGTTCGCCTAGTTCACTCATGGCGCGCATGACGTAGGATTCCAGTTTTTCTTTTGCCAGCTCGTTGACCGGCACGCATGGCAGACAATGGAGCTGCGCCAGAAAACCATCGACAAGGGTCGAGTCTTCGGTCAGGTCTGTCAGCGTCCAGATTTCGCGCGGCGTTAACTGGTGCGGTTGTTCCGGGTTGAGTTTGTTGTAAAGCGTATGCGGCTTGATACCGGCTTTATCGGCCAGCTCTTTCACGTTATGTGTGGCCGCGAACTTTCTGCATGCATCATCAAAGTGTGCATGTGACGAAACGCGAAAATCTAACATGCTGCATCCTTACATTTCACATAAAGTGAATTACGCACCGATGACGAGTTGAAAACGGGAATGACCCAACGCCTTACGCAACTGCTCTTCTTTCCATCGTGCGTAATAAATACGAATCGGGCCACCTGCTTTCTTGCAGCCTTTACGGATGGTGCGTGGTTCGATTGGTACACAAGGGTTGTCGCCGGTTGTCCAGCGGTAGGCGGTGCGTTCAGAAACACCCTCAAGCTCTGCGAATTGTTGCAGAGTAACGATAGGTGCAGGCACTTTGATGATTGCGATTTCAGAAGCCATATTGCATGATTCCCTGTTAGCCAAAGTTTGCAATTGATTTGACTCTGTTTGCCAACACTTGCCATCAATTGCGTGGGTTTAGCCAAAATATATCTCCCAATTGAGAGATAGTAAATAGGTTTTATCGAAATGAGAATAGATTCTTTAGGATGGAGCAACGTAGATGTACTTGACCGCATCTGCGAGGCGTACGGATTTTCACAGAAAACTCAATTAGCTAACCACTTCGATATCGCATCCAGTTCATTGTCAAATAGGTACACCCGAGGCGCCATCTCCTATGACTTTGCGGCTCACTGCGCCCTTGAAACAGGTGCTAATCTTCGGTGGTTACTTACCGGAGAAGGGGAAGCATTTGTAAAAAACAGAGAATCGAGCGACGCCAAAAGGATCGAGGGATTCACATTAAGTGAAGAAATCCTCAAATTCGATAAACAACTGAGTATTGATGGCCAATTTTTCACAAAACCGCTCACAGATGGGATGGCTATCCGTTCCGAGGGGAAAATTTATTTTGTGGACAAACAAGCATCATTGTCTGACGGCCTATGGCTAGTCGACATTGAGGGAGCAATAAGCATTCGAGAGTTAACAAAACTACCGGGCAGAAAACTACATGTTGCAGGCGGAAAGGTTCCTTTCGAATGCGGCATTGATGATATTAAAGCGTTGGGGCGTGTGGTGGGTGTATACAGCGAGGTTAACTGATGACCGTCCGTAAAAATCCGGCTGGCGGTTGGATTTGTGAACTCTACCCAAACGGTGCGAAAGGCAAGCGCATCAGAAAGAAATTCGCCACTAAAGGCGAGGCGCTGGCCTTTGAACAGTACACCGTTCAAAACCCGTGGCAGGAAGAAAAGGAGGACAGGCGCACGTTAAAAGAGCTGGTTGATTCATGGTATAGCGCTCATGGCATTACACTGAAAGACGGCCTGAAACGCCAGTTAGCCATGCACCACGCTTTTGAGTGTATGGGCGAACCACTCGCACGCGATTTCGATGCGCAGATGTTTTCCCGCTACCGAGAAAAACGGTTAAAAGGTGAGTATGCCCGTTCAAACAGAGTGAAAGAGGTATCGCCTCGCACGCTTAATCTTGAACTGGCCTACTTCCGGGCAGTGTTCAATGAGCTAAACCGCCTCGGAGAATGGAAGGGGGAAAACCCACTGAAAAATATGCGCCCATTCCGCACAGAAGAAATGGAAATGGCATGGCTAACTCACGACCAAATTTCGCAACTGCTCGGAGAGTGTAAACGGCATGACCACCCTGATTTAGAAACCGTGGTAAGAATCTGTCTCGCCACTGGCGCACGGTGGTCTGAGGCCGAGAATCTGAGAAAAAGTCAGCTCGCCAAATATAAAATCACATACACCAACACGAAAGGCAGAAAAAACCGCACCGTCCCAATCAGCAAAGAGCTCTATGAGTCTCTGCCTGATGATAAAAAAGGCCGGTTGTTTAGTGATTGTTATGGCGCGTTCCGGTCTGCACTGGAGAGAACAGACATCGAATTACCGGCAGGACAGCTTACCCACGTTTTGCGCCACACCTTCGCCAGCCACTTTATGATGAATGGCGGAAACTTACTAGTCCTCCAACGAATACTCGGTCATACAGACATCAAGATGACAATGCGTTATTCTCATTTTGCCCCTGATCATTTAGAGGATGTTCTCCGTTTCAACCCTCTAAAGGGGCTTTGAGATTATTTAGACAAACAACAGCAATAGGGACCAAAATGAAAGTACGTGATTTTGAAGATAAAGTATGGGAAACAGAGGGAATCAGGATAGTTATCCATGCTAAGGATAGCACTGAAGTCAACGATTATGATTATAAAAAAGCAGCGGATGCCTCTTGGCGTATAACCGAATTGGGTCAGAAAAGAATTGATAAGTGCCTTAATGGGAACACCTTCTCTGTCATTCAAGGTGATGGAGAAGAGCCAAACGGGCGTGTAATTCTTCGTACTATTCGTGGTAGCTACACTAAGTAAGTATATCCAAAGCCTCATATGATCTTTTGGGGCTTTATCTTTTTTTCTCGTATCTTGCAATGGCGACAAAGTGGCGATAGAAATGGCGAATAATGGCATTCATTGGCAAATAGTGGCAAGCTATGTCAATGATACATAAAGCAAACCATTGATTTTCGGTTGTTCAGACAGGAACTCATAATCGCTTGGTCGTTGGTTCAAACCCAACAGGGGCCACCAAATTTTAGATTTAAAATCATATAATTAAGCCACTCGAAAGAGTGGCTTTTTTGTTCCTGAATTTTAAAATGGCACCACAAACCGCTGAGCAGCGCGCATGGCTTAGCGTGTTGTCGCTATCCCATTAAGAGGATAAAAAGTCCGTTATAACGCAGGGAAAATTTGCGCTTACGCTAAAACAGATAGCATTCTGCCTTAGCAAAATATTGCTCAGAGCATCTCGGGCAGCCCATAACCGCCGCACTCCTGTTGACTTCTGTCTAACTACGCAACGTAGTCTTGAAATATCTTTCATTCCTGCAATGCTGGAATTCATACTACTCACGATAAATGTAACAACACAGGTCAATTTCCGAAAAATAACCATAGCCTGCGCCAGCTGATCGAAATCAACGCGTTCCTCCCCCCGCTCTTATATATAACCCGCTGACTTACAAAAAGGATGAAATGATGAAAATACGGGATATATCAATCAGTACCTGTCTGGCACTGTTATTAATGGGTTGCGTAGCTAAACCACCCATGGCGACGGAAAATGAAATGAAATAGGCCGCCGCGTTTGCTTTTAATGTCGATGCTTCGCAGGTGACAATTTCCGATGCGAGGCAGCAGGATGTGAAAACCAACTTTGTGGTCACCATCGGCAAAACCAGCCATCGCTGCTATGTGACGAAGGCCGCCGAGCCGAAGCTTTACGGGCTGATCCCGCTGGGCGGCGGTAGCACCGTCTCGGATGCCATCTGCGCAGGCGCCAACCCGACGCTAGCGAGCAAAACCTGCGACGCCCTGTCGCAGAAAGCGGGCCGCTGCTGAGCCTTTGCGCAGAAGAAGGCCGCTAACTGCGCATTTAGTCACTTTTTCTGCCGTTTTACCGCGGTCGCTTAGTTCAGCGACCGCACCTGCTGATAAGAATTGAGCCGTTCCCGCAGCGAGGTGAGCCAGACATCCGGCTCCTGACGGCAGATTTCGGTGAGGATCGGCGTCAGCACCAGCTCGGCTTCATGGAAGTCGGTCCACTCCGGCGGCTCCAGTGAAAAAGGATCGTTCATCAGCCAAATCACCATCGGCGTCCAGGCGCGCGGATCCAGTTGCAGATAATCCTGACAGCGCATCATATCTCGGGTCCGCGCCTCATCGGGGACGACATCCTTTCCCACCGCGGCGCTACTCATTGCCAGTACTGTTATTCCTGCCAGCAGATGTTTCCAAACCCATTTTCGCCAGAAGGCGCGTTTTTCTTTCGCCAT